GGTTCTTAAGACTTGTGCTGCTATATCTATAATGACTGAGGATATTATAGAAGATGCTGCTTACAACCTTGTTACATGGGTCGGCCAGTTGATTGGTGAGGCTATCGCTGCTGAGGAAGATGATCAGTTCTTTGCTGGTACAGGATCGCCCTGGACTGGTATTCTTACCACCGCGGGAGTTGTTGATCTGGCACTAGATGCCACTGTAGGCCCGTTTACAATGCGTCCTGAGTCCTTGCTTCCTGTTACAACTGCTATTCCTTCGGATGCAGTCAAGGGAGCTAAATACTATATGCACCGTACTATCTGGTCTGCATTATGTGCAAGACGTTCCGACTCGATCGCTGCAAATGACGGAAGAGGCAATTTCCTTGTTCAGACTCCGGGTCAATCTTCACCGGGTACCATTTGGGGCTATCCCGTTGTATTGACTGAGGCACTTCCTTCAATAAGCGACATCTACGGATCGGCTCTTATTGATAACGATGCAAGCATAGCACCTGAAGGTGATGAGCCGTTTATCATATTTGGCAACCTGAAAAGGACTTGTGTTTATGGTGACAAAGGTGGAATACGCATTAAGTTGCTCGATCAGGCAAGTGTATATGATAGTAATGATACTCTCATTAATCTTGCAGAGAAAGACATGATCGCAGTTCGTGTACATAAGCGTGTCGGGTTTGCAGTTGTCTTGCCTGCTGGCATCGCAGTTGTTTCAACTGGGCCAACAAGCTAAATATTAATCTAAGGGTTGGGAGTTTGTCTCCCTTCCCTTTAATTTAAAAAAACAACATGAAAAAAGCAATAAAGATTTTAAAACCAGTTCAGAGCTATAAGATAGGTGGCAGTTATAGGGTATCTCCTCATTTTGCCGATAAGCTAATAGCAAGAGGACAAGCCGAAGAGATCAAAAAAAAAGAAAAAGCAGCTATCGAGACTAAAGAAGAAAAGTTTATACCTGAGACAAAAGTATTATCTATAAGCAAGCTAAGACCGGCCGTATCTGCAATGGACATGGATGAGTTAAAGGCTATTGTAGAAAAAGACTCAAGAATATCAGCACGTAAGATAGCAGAGGAAGAAATTAAGAAACGCACCTAATGAAGCACTTTATTGTAACACGTCTTTGGTTTGATTCTATTGATTTACTTGACAAGTATCTTGATGTCTCAGTCAATACATTTGTCCCGGCATTAAAGAGTCAGACATGTAAGGACTTTGAATTAATATTACTTGTCCGTAGTGTTCATGTTGAGCATGTACGTGAGAAGTTAGGAATTGAATTTACAGCGTTTACAAAAGGGATAAAAGAGTTAAGGGATAACTTAGCCAATATACAAACAAGACTAGACATTGACGACTGGGTGTCTCCTGATTACGTAGAGCGGATACAGAAGATATATAAGGAGAGTGAATATAATGACTTTGTAATACACACACAGCCGGAGCGCATGAATTATCCTTCAGGCAAGTGTATAAAAATACCAGCGTATCACGATAAGCGTATTTCAATGTTTGCTTCATTATGTCAGAAGAATCCTGATGTATGTATTTATGACTGCTCTCATAGTGCATTATTTAACTATGCTGAGAAGGTCTATAAGATGCCGGACGGAATGGCTCGCTGGGTACAGCATAGAGACACAGTAAGCAATACTAAGTCAAGAAATAAAGGAACCGTAAAGGTAGGTAGTATGATAACTACTGACAAAAAGCATAACTGGATAGAAGAGAAAACAGTGTTAAATGTACTTACCCGCACGTTTAAGCGATCTAATAGCTTTAAAGTATGCAGAGAGTCAGTTATGGGTCAGACGTATTCTAATATCAATCATATTGTAGGCAGCGAAGTTGAATGTGACTATCATGATGCTATACTGCTTTCTCAGAAAACAGGGAAAGACCTTCCTTGGAATCTTCATCTTAATGATTTAGGTGAAAAGGTTACAGATGGATGGGTTATGTATCTTGATGACGATGATAAGTTTTTGACTCCTGATGCAGTTAGCGATATAATGGCAGAGGCTACGGATGAAGATACGATGTTACTATGGCGTGTGCGGATAGGCAAAAATATAGTGCCTAACGATCAATGTTTTGGCAGCATAATTAAAAAGGGTCAGATTAGTGGTATTGGAGTTGCTTTTCATTCAAAACATCTGCCGGTTCCGTGGTTGGCTCATAAATGCGGAGATTATCATATAATAAATTATCTGGCAAAAACTTTAAAAGTAAAGTGGATCAATAAGGTATTTACAGGTACTCAGGGCTTGCGTAATCATCATGGTAGCATTCCTTCATGCGAGATACCGCAAAAGCAATCGAATACACAAAAAGGACTCGTTACAGTAGGGACACCAGTATGGAATAACTCTAATATATTTTGGCTATCCATTGAAAGCTTATGTAGACAAAAAACAGACTACCCGTGGGAATACATAGTCAGCGAGTGTCCGAGTGCGAATAATATAGGAGAAGAAGGAATAAGAGAATACGAGCAAAGACTGCGAGATGCCGGATGTGTAAGGATTGTGTATATAAACAATGGCAGTCGTATTAATCTATCAACAAAGTGGAAGCGGATAGCTGACATAGCACAAGGGGAGGTATTGATACTTCATGATTCAGACGACTATACTCATCCCGGACGTATTCAGAGGACAATGGAATTAATAGGAGACAAGCCGTGGTATGAGACCCGTTTTGCATGGCACTACTTAATAGGTAAAAACAAGATGCTTCGTTATGATCCTCAATTGACAGGCAACTCATGGAAAACAGGGTTTAACATTGCTATAAAAACAGATAAGCTAAGGGCTATCCCTGATATACATAGAGGAAAGGGGATGCACACATGGATGTTAAGCTATTTGGATGATAAGTTTGTGGATCAAGAAGAATATGCCTGTATAGCTACAACCGGAGCAAACACCGTCTCTTTTAATCGTGTGAGACATTTTGATCAGCCATCAGCGCCATTTCAAAAAACAGATCAAACCTTGGAGAGTATAGGCATCCCGGACGATATAATTAACCGGCTTGTGTCAGTCAGGATCGGGAGCGCAATTGAGAAGCATAGGAACATGGCTAAGATAGAAGTTGAATTTACTAAATCCTATTGCAGATTATATAAAGAGGGAGATATAAAAAGAATCCCTGTTGAGGCTTATTATAACCTTCTTAATAAAGGTCACGTCAGAGCAGTCAATGAAGAGATAAATAAACCAGTAACAGTAGAGTTATGAAAGTAGTATTTACAACGGATATAATAATTGAACCGATTACTTTAGAAGAGGTGAAAGAGGCTTTAAAAATTACCGGATCAGGTGCAGACGATGAGCTTAGTAGGCTAATAACTGACTGTCGTATGTTTATTGAGAAAGCTATTGACACATCAGTATTAACCCGGACAATTCAAGTTACCACGGATCATAAGTTGGATGAATGGGAGTTGCCTTATGGCCCTGTTTCTTCTTTGGCTTTGACATACGGAACCGATTGGAAAGATAACACTACATATATCTATACTTACATAGGAGGTACTAATGACTGCCCGGGTGATGTAAAGAGGTTGATTGCGGACTTTATAAAATACAGATACGATATTGATGATGAGGCAAAAGCACTTCCGTCTTCAATAGGCAATCAGATTAAACTATTAACTCGTCAGCCATGAAGCTACAGGATGAATTGATACTATATGAGCAAAAGAGTGTTTCAGACGGGGCAGCAGGGATGACACCTTCTCCAATGACTGAGATCACAAAACTATGGGGGAGCGTGAAAGCATTATCCGGCTCTATGGGTTTGAATTTTCAACAGATGAACGGAGTACAGGGATATGAAGTTGTTATAAGGACGGGTTTTGACAGACGTCCTGACAGAAATTATATTATAGGTTATAACGGTATATATGGTGAATTACATTTATTTATTGTATATCCGATAATTGATAAACATTATACTAAATTTATTTGCAAAGGTGAAAATAAAATTCCAACTGAATTTAGCTGAGATGTCTAAGATAACAAAAGACATGAAATCAGAACTTGAGCGAGACCTTAGAAATGTTGTTCAGGATGTTACTACCAGAACATCTATGGAAGCAAAGCATAGCGCCCCGATGGACAAGAGGGTAGGTCATGGAGGGGGGATTAAGTCAAGTATATATAAACTTATCCGGGGTCTTACGGGCGAGGTATGGGTAGGGGCGCATTATGCACCTTATGTTGATTTTGGAACGGGTAGTCAAATTCAGATACCTTCAGACTGGAAGGATGTAGCAATACAGTTTAAAGGAGCCGGGATAAGAGAGGTAAACAATAAGCCGCAACCATTTTTCTATCCATCAGTTGACAGGCATAGAGAAAAGTTTAAAAAGGCAAGCGAAAAAGCATTAGACAAAGTAATGGGGAGAATAAGATGAAAGACTGTTTTTATCAATATCGAAAAGGATTATTTGAAGTGCTAAGTACGCTTAAATATAAAGGCGTTTCGATACCTGTAAGAGAGTATGTGCCGACAGATCAAGAAGCACCATATATACAGATATTAAACATGAGTTCATCGCTTATACGTGACGATGACAGCTTTAATCAGCAAGTAACGACCGATATAATGGTTACTACTTCTAATATAGGCGACCCGGGCGACTATGGGAGCCTTGCGAGCGATACAATTATGAATAGCATAATGGATATTCTTATAACAAAAGGAGTGAGTATTACAGATTTAGCTAAGAATATAACAATGACAGACTTTACAGATAACGGGTGTTATTTTGTAGCACTTAACTATCAACCTGATTTTGACGGAGTGAAGATGATTATACGAAAATTATTAACAATTACAACAGATATTTACGAAAATTAAAAATTAGAAACAATGGCAAAAATCAAAGGGAACAACGTGAGAGTTTATTTAGGGGCAGACCTTCTTATGCACACTAAAGAACTTACCTTCAATTTCAATACTGACACTGAAGAGGTCACAGATGCGGATAGCGGCAACTGGAAATCAAATCTTCCTACTCTTAATGGATGGGACGTCTCCGGGTCTATGTGGTATAACAACGCAGTGGCTACAGGTGCAGACTTTCAGGACTTAATGGATGCTTATCTGGCTCAAACCGAGTTAACGCTAAAGGCTGAACTTGAGACAGGTGTTGATTGGGCAGGGAACGCATATCTTACTAACCTATCACCTACCGGCGGGACGGCTGGCAGTTATGTTGAGGTATCAGTTAGCTTCATGGGTACTGACGAGCTTTCATAATGATAGTCGTTTTTAAAAAACGGCTTCGTGATGTTGGCTTTCGCTTTGATGCTTTAGCTGCATGGCTTATGTGTCAGCAGCATGGAGTTGATCTGAGTGACATGGATAAGATTCCTGTTGAAGAATATTTGCCATCATGGATATGGTCAGCTCATCGCTCATGGTGTATGTTTAAGAGAGTAAATGATCGCTATGATTATAAAGGGATGCAGAAGCTTATTGAAAATATGCCTAAAAAGGAATGGGATCAGATTATCGAGTGCATGAGATCAACGAAGGCTCCGGAGAGTAAAAAAAAAGTAACAGCAGTCAAACATGGAGTGAGTTCTTCATCGCTGGCTGGCGTGCCGGAATATGTGAAGACGACATCCTGAGGCTTTCGTTTGCTCAGATACATAGATTATTTGAGGCATATAGATTAAAGGATGAGGATATTTGGAAAAAGTTTAGACTGATAGCTTATGAGACATGGAGAAAAGGATCAAAGACAAATACATCGCAGGAGACTTATTTTCCTATCGGTGTTGATCGTATTGAGATGACAGAAGAGGAATTGGATAAGGTCTGGGATGAGTACGGTAAAAGAAAGATGAACTAATGGGATCAAAGGAATTCAAATCAATTTTTACGGCTGATAATAAGGACTTCAATAAGAAGGCTGATCAGTTAGCTAAAAAGGGGAAGGGGCTTTCTGATAAGTTTAAAGCCTTTGGGACTATGATTGCAGCTGCATTTGGAGTCAATGCCCTTATTAAATTCGGGAAAGAAGTAATTTCTCTGGCAGCGAAGGCGGAAGGTATAAAAACAGCCTTTGCAAGGCTTAATGATGCTACTTTGTTAAATGAACTTCGTAAGGCAACAAGGGGGACGGTTGATGATCTTACGCTAATGCAGAAAGCCGTACAGGCTCGTAACTTTAAAATACCACTTGATCAGTTAGCTACATACTTTGAATTTGCCACAAAGCGAGCTATACAGACAGGTGAATCAGTTGATTATTTAGTAGATTCAATAATTACAGGTATCGGGCGCAAGTCTGTACTTGTTATGGATAACCTCGGTATTAGTGCTGTTGCTTTACAAGACGAGGTTAAAAAGACAGGAGATTTTGCTAAGGCTGCCGGTAATATTATTCATGATGAATTAACTAAAATGGGTGATGTTGCTAATACGACAACAATAAAGATCGGTAAGCTAAAAACATCATGGGATAATTTTAAGGTATCAGTAGGCCAGTCTATTATACAGACCAAAGCATTTGGGGCCGTAATGCAGTGGATTCAGGACGAGGCTGAGATATTTGCAGATAAAAACCTTTCGTTTTGGGAGAAGATGAATGGATCACCTGATGATTACAAGAAGTGGAAGAAACAACAAGAAACATTAAGAAGCGAATGGCGGGATACGCTCTCAGTTTATAGTGATGTTGAGTTGCAGGTCAGGCGTGGAATAATGGCTGATGAAGAGGCTAATAAGCAGATCGAATTAGAAATACAGGAGAGGGCAGAGCTACAGAAACAATTAGAGGAAAATCTGAGAGTTTTAAAAGAGTTAAATACACATAAGCCAAAGGAAAAAGTAAGAAAGGTCGATACGCCTAATGTAGCGTCAACATCTACCGAATTTGGTATTATGGTTGACACCGAGGGTCTTGATAATTTAAGAGAATACGTAAAGCTCTTAGATAAAGAACAAGGGGCTTTTATGGATGCCGCTGAAGCAGCTAATCAATTAGCATTAGCGCAGGAGGCTATCGTTGCTGCCGCTGCTGAAGAGAAGTTTCAGGCACAAATGGATTTGGTGGGTCAATTAGAAGGAGCGTTTACAGGTATGTTTACTTCGATTTCGGCAGGTAGTGAAGATGCTTTTGCAGCAATGGCTGAATCATTCAAAAGAGCTATCCTTCAGATGGCTGCTGTAATGGCTGCTAAGGCTGTATTATTTAGTATTCTTACTATGTTTAGTGGAGGAGTTGGGGGGCTTGCTTCGTTTGCCGGAAAAGCAGTCAAAGGGGGATTTAGAAAATCAGTACTGGGCTTTGCTGATGGAGGTGCTGCATTTGGCCCTACAATGGCGGTAGTAGGTGAAGCACCTGGAATATCAAGAAGCAATCCTGAATACATAGGAACAGCCTCGCAGTTATCAGGGATGGGAATAGGATCAGGTGGTGCGCTTACATGCAGAGTATCACGAGGCGACTTGTTATTTATGCTTAACGAAGGCAGTAAATCAAATAATAATAATTTCTAATGGCTTGGGATGTAAAATATAGCAAGAAGTTTCAACGTGCAGGAATAACTACAACGTATAGGGTTGACATATTATCCGAGGTTGGCGGTGCGGTCATCGCCCCTGACCGGATGGGAGCCGATCCGTTTCATATAAGAACATTAGCAGCAGAGAAAGATGAAGATAAAATTGTTATAGGCAGTGAGGCTATATTTGAATTTGTATTAAAGAAAAGAACAAACGAAGCGAGCTATGACGCTTTGTTTAATAGTGAATATAGGGATCATATTGTTAAGTATTACAATGATGATACTTCAACTCTCTTGTGGCAGGGTTATCTACAGCCGGAAAATATGTCAAAGGATATATTTGAGAGTAACTTACATATTTATCTATCGGCTACCGATGCGCTAAAAGACTTAGCTACATTTGACTTTTTGGAGTCAGGACGCATAATATCAGACAAACGGTCAGGGCTTGAGATAATAAAGATAGCACTTGCCAACCTTGATTTTGAGTTTAGTTTTGTTGTAAAACAGGGGCTAAAACATAATGGACAATCAGCGACAAGCACTCCACTTGCATATATAAAACACGACACAAGAAGGTTTGCAAATGTGACAGACGGTAAGACTGAGATAGACGACTGTTTGACTGTCATAGAGAAGATTTTAACGCCGTATCAGTGCATCTTGAGACAGTGGATGGGTAAGTACTATATACAGTATAAGTATGAAGGGGACACGTTTAATTATAACTATAATTGGAATTTAGTATATGCAAGCAAGATAGCCGCAACGGATAGTATTGATTTAAGTACATATACATTCAGTCGAGGGGCGGAGGTATCGAAGCTGTCACCTGTTAAAGAATTAGGGATAAAGCTACTTAACAGGAATATTGGCGGTGCATTAGTTTCTGACATAAATATTTATACTGTTCCGGCAGGAATATGGGATTATTCTGCATGGACTTCTGCGAAATATACCTACTCATCAGACTATATGGGACTGACGGCAGAGAATGCAACGGGTGCACCTGTAAGTAATGGATACGTCATGTTGACTAACGATGTAAGTATTCAGAAGCTAACAGAAGGTGATTACTTAAAGTTGCGTTTTTCTTATCGTGGTACAAATACAAATACAAATCCTAATGAATGGCCTGAGTTTAAAGTAACAGTTATTAAAGACGGGACTGATTATGAAGAGTATAATTCAATAAAGATAATCAGTACTCCGATGGTTTATGAGTCTGCTGTATCTGCTAATTTTAAGCTAGTCGGTGACGTAGGAGGGACATACGATTATAACTTTAAGATAGAGATAACGTCACAATTCACATACGAGGACTTTCCAATAGAGTTGAGTAATTTTGAATTAACAAGGACTATTGTTAGTGATGACGAAAATATAGATGATATAACATTTGATTCCTACTCAACCGGGACAATATCAAAAGGCAAGATTAAAAAAGAGATAGAGCTGTATTTTGGGGACTCTGTTATGGAGACTGATTTTGCAGCTTTGATCTATGCAGGGGCGGTAACGGATGAATGGAATCGGCATGGCGAAACAGAAAATAAATCATTGCTGTATCTATTAGCAAAGGACTATCTTATCTCACGTCAGGGATATACTGAATATATTATCATTGATGTTAAGGATTTTAACGACACAATAACACCTATTAACTTTATCGAATGGGGTGGAAAGGTTTATAACATAGTCAGCTATGATAAATCATTCAGAACATCATGGGTACAGTTACATCTTAAGGAGAGGCTCACAGCTGATCTTACAGTAGGATGGGAGGTTATTAAGTTAACAAGTGTTGATGGTAGTTCATCAGGCGGATCGACTCCTTACATTGCTTCTCCTGCTTCTGATGTAGTTGCGTGGGGTTCTGTTTCAAGCAAACCGGGTTGGATAACAGGAGCAACGACACTGGGCCAGAATTTAGCGACTATGGCTAATCCGAGCGCAATAAGATATATTCGTATAAATGATGATAATTCTGTAAGTGCAATATCGGGATTAGATCATAATGATTTATTAAGCATTCAGGGAGGATCAGCAAGTGAGTATTATCATCTTAATGCTTCCGAATATACAGAGATTCATGAATGGCTCGATAATGTTGTTTTAGGCTCGAACGGAGCAACTACTCTTGTATCTTTAATTTCTCCTTTGATCTATGGTTCTGCTGTTGCAAATGGAGACATAACTATACAAGGTACTTCCCATGGTACCAAAGATACTTCTTATGTTATATTACAACCGACAGGGGGCAATGTAGGTATTGGAACTACAGGTCCTTTAACACCACTTGATGTAGTAGGCGATTTTGGATATGGTAGAATGCTATTTTCTGATAAGACAACAGACGAAATTGCTAAAAGTCATAGAATAGGTGTAAGACATTACACAAATATAGAATTACCATTTTATTCATTACTTAGTACTTCAGATTCAGCAGATAATAAACTATTATTAGGAGGGGGAACAGCAGCAGGAAATGCTGCAACAGTGATTAGATTATATACTGCATTAAATAATACAACGGGAACTGGAACAGAAAGAATGAGAATTGATAGTGCAGGTAATGTAGGTATTGGTACTACAAGTCCAGGCTCAAAGTTATCTATAAATGGCGGTCTTCATGTAGGGGGTGATAGTGATGCAGGTGATAATAATCTTTGGGTTGATGGCATAACACAAAACCCAAACTATACATCAGGATGGTTTGGTACTAACTGGAATATATTAGCTAATGGAGATGCTACTTTTGAAAACTTAATGGTTCGGGGTTCAGCTCGATTCAGAGAGTTAATAATAGATCAACTTTCAGTCATCGGAGGTAGCACACTTCAATCAGTAGCACGGGGTAAGGTTGCAAGCATAGACACTGGTAATAGCAGAGTAACACTTGAAGACCCCCTTAATAAAGGAGCTTGTCAATTTCTTGAAGATGATTTTTTCTGGATTAAAAATATAGACATTGACGGTTATTTATTTACTGATTGTCGGGGACAGATAACAAATGTCACTGGATTAGTTTTAACATTGGATTTCGGAGTAACCGGAGCGAATGGAGCCATAACAGATGTTTCAGAAGGTGATGTTATTGTACAGCGAGGTAATTCTACAACAGCCGGAAGGCAGAATATGATATATACAACTGTCACAGATACCGGCAATCCATTTAGGCGAGTGCTGACAGGGATTGATTCTTTAGGTGCCTTTACTGATCTTGATAATGTTGTTTTGCAGGATGGTAATTTAGCTAGTTTAGCAAGTCATGATATTGTACCGGCAGATCCGGGAATTGGATTATATTCTAGTAATGTTTATTTAAATGGTAAGATAGTACTACCTAATGCAGGAATGACTGACGCGGGTGTAACAGATAGTGATATTAGAATATATGCAGGAAGTACTTATGATAATAGATCTTCTGCACCATTTAGGGTAACACAGATAGGGGCAATGACTGCAAAGGGAATTGTAGAGCTAGGCACGGCGGCCGTAGCAGCAGAAGGTATTAATCAGGGGATAGCAATAAAGGGTTCAAGTATATGCGAGACGATATATAACGGTGACGGATCGTCTGTTTATATTAACCAAGTAGGTTATCAGGGATGGATTACTAAATACAGAAATACAAAAATAGGAAATGGGAAAGGTGCTTTTTTATTAACAGTTTTAGGCGAAGAAAATAGTATTGAAATTGGCACTATTTCAAATAAAGTTAACTTATCTGTTTCTGGGGCAATACTAGGGATTACAGAATACCCTAAAAATCTGAATGCTCATATTAATAAAAAAGTATCTTCTAATGTAAGGAATAGTAATGATGATGAAGTTTCAAAAGCATCTGAATCTTATATATTAGCTAAGACCATAACATTTACAGATGGGTTTATAGGAGCATTAAGAATATCTTTTCAGATGGCGTTTATTGTTGGTGGC